CAGTGGCGGGTTGGAAAGGTTACTTTCCCGTAGGCCATGCCGGCGGCGGCAACATGGACAAGCGCATCATCAACAAGTTCTTGCAGAAGATCTTTGCTTCACCCGCAGACAAGATCATGCACAACGCCCAGTACGACCTTGGCTGGATAAGGCGGATGGGCTTTACCGTAAACGGACGCATCATCGACACCATGATGACTGCGGCTTTGATTGATGAGAACCGTTTCTCCTATAGCTTGAACGCTTTGTGCTACGACTACCTTGGTAAAACTAAGTCAGAGAAGATGCTGACCGAGGCTGCTCGCGAGTTTGGCGTAGATCCCAAGGCGGAGATGTGGAAGTTGCCCGCGATGTATGTTGGCCCTTACGCGGAGGTAGATGCGGAGATTACCTTAGAGTTGTGGGATCACTTCCGAAACATCCTAAACAAAGAAGACCTCTGGGCAATCTGGACGGTTGAGACCGACCTGCTTCCTTGTCTGGTTGAGATGACTGAGCGCGGAATACGAGTGGACGTGGATCAGGCAGAGCGTACAAAGCAGGAGCTGATGCGGCGCGAAAAGCTTGTGCGCAAGCGCATAAAAGAAATAGCCGGCAAAGAGGTAGAGATCTGGGCCGGCGCTTCAATAGCCAAGGCTTTTGATGCCGCCAGCATCCCCTATCCCAAAACCGAGAAAGGGTCTCCAAGCTTCACCAAGAAGTTTCTAGAAGATCACCCCGCGGAACTCGCGCAACGGATCGTTGAGGCCCGCAACCTAAACAAGATACAAGGCACGTTTATCGATTCTATCCTGCGCTTTGTGGCGACAGATGGCCGCGTGCATGGGCACATCAATCAACTACGCTCAGAGGGCGGAGGTGCCGTCTCAGGCCGCCTTTCAATGAACAACCCTAACCTACAACAGATCCCGGCCCGCGACCCGGAGCTTGGCCCTATGATCCGCAGGCTATTTCTCCCGGAAGAAGGCGAGCAGTGGGCGGCAATAGACTTCTCGCAGCAAGAACCACGGATCTTGGTTCATTACGCGCATGCGTTTGCTGAATACAAGAACATGGATATGCCCGGAGTGACCGAGTTTGTAGAAGCCTATAATGAAAACCCCGACATGGACTTTCATACGATGGTAGCGGAGATGGCGGACATCCCACGTAAGCAGGCCAAGGTAATCAACTTAGCCATGATGTACGGAATGGGGGTGACCAAACTGTCTGAGCAGCTAGATATAACGCTGCCCGAGGCCAAAGAACTCACCAAGCAATACCACGCCCGGGTTCCTTTTGTTAAAGGGCTGATGCAAGGCGTACAAAGATCGTTAGAAGACAAGCGTTCGAGTGGTTCTCTGCGCTCTCTGGGAGGCCGTAAGGCGCGTTTTGACATGTGGGAACCCGATGAGTTTGCCATGAACAAAGCAATGCCGTATCAGGACGCTGTGAACGCCTACGGGCCTACCACTAGACTCAAGCGCGCCTACACCTATAAAGCGCTGAACCGGCTAATCCAGTCGAGCGCTGCGGACATGACAAAGCAGGCCATGGTTGACGTGTACAAGAGCGGAACCGTGCCCCTTCTGCAAGTCCATGACGAACTGGCCTTTAGCGTAAAGTCTTCCGAACAGGCAAAGGAACTTGCCGTTATGATGCAGAACGCCATCAAGATATCTGTGCCCAATAAGTGCGATATTGAGCTGGGTCCGAACTGGGGAGATTTTGACATTGTCGAATAAAGTCTTATATAATCGCACACAGAGGTGCGTGTAATATGGATACATCAAAGTGGAAAAGCGTCCTGCTTCCCAAGGACGTTTATCAAGAAATTGTGGTAATTAGCCACGTAGAAGGGCGCACTATCAGCGGCCAACTACGTATCGTCTATGAGGCATGGAAGAACGCCAACCTGTCCGAAAAAGACAAGCGCTACATCGCGGACGAAGTTAAAGAATTTAAAAGCCGAACAGAGTTGCCTAAGGTAGACGAAAGAGACGCAGTATTTTCTTTAAAGAAAGGAGCAGAGGGTGTCTAAGTCCATAGAAGAAAGTTTTAAAATTGCATTAGAGACCGTGGAAAAGCAAATAGAAACCAAGGGTGCCGCAAACAGCGAAGACGTTGAAAAGCTGCAAATGTGGCAAGCCATGCTTGGTGTTAAACACGAAGCAGAAAAGCAAACGAGCGCAAAGAAAGTTGGGTAAACGGATAATAATAGAGTTGGACGAGGATGACGCAGAAGAAGTCATCTTCCAGATACAAAGACTCTCGGAGCTATTGGAAACTTTGGATTTCGATAGAATACATGATCTTCTATCGAGGCTGTCAGCTCTAGATGAGGTGCCCAAAAAGGCCAAACGGAAGTCGCGTGGTAGTGGGTAGCGCCATACGTCGGGTCATCCGTAGCGCCATTCATAGCCAATAAACTCCACATCCGCGCCTCACGCCACGCGTCCATGTCCGTTATTTCCTCCGGGAGACCATCACAGAAAAAACTAAACTGGCAGCGATGACGAACGGGCAGGTTGCTTGGTGAATTAACGTAGGTTGGGCCTTCCATGACCACGGCACACGGGTCAGAAGGGTAACGAGGGTCCGCCACGCGGTTTAATACCACGTGAGCGACCGCGCTTTGTCCCTGAGCCGGCTGATTCCGCGCTTCAAAGTACACGGCCAACGCCACACAGAGCATTGAATTTACCATTAGAACAGCTCTAAATTTTGTTGTTTATTACCTACCCAAACCGCAGCAGAATTAAAAGATTCTATTCTTGCGGCAATGTTAGCGGCTCTTTGCCCAGCAGACGGCGGTGCATACATTCCAAATCGACTTAATTGATTGTTGTTTCTTGCGGCATTAGTGCTGTCCGCGGAAGCCAAAGGAAGGTTTATAAATATTTTGGGATCTAGCATACGTAAGCCATGTAGTTTTGATTTGGGCCTGCCAGAAGAATCACAGCAAACGTTCATAGCTTCTTCCATCCGTGACCACCATCCTTTTGTATTAGGAGTAGCCCATTGACCCGAACTTCCTATGGCTACCCATTCGAATCGATCTACCATCCATTCAAGCCATTCTAAACTTTCGTGTAAATGCCAAACCGGGACGCCTTTTGCCTTTAAACCTAGACGAAGCCATCTATTCACTAAGGCTACGTTATGAGATTCGCTTCCATCTATCTTGTCGGGTATCAAACACCAATCAAAATTAGGGTGTCTATACAAAGACTTAACCCAATCTACATAAACATCAAAATCAATTTCATCCCCGGACTTTTTCCATTCGCTAAAAGCCCCATTGTCCAAGATAAAAGATTGACAGTTTTCTAGCACGATACCTAACTGCTCCGAGTGCGCATGGCTAACCAAAGCGTGCCTTCCCCGGAGCAATTCGGCCGCGTCAGTGTTTTTACCGCCAATAGGAGTTCCGTGATATTTAATCAATGGATAACTTCGCTGATGCCCTCTTCCGAAAAAAAGATTTCGGCAAGGCAGTCATAACAAATGATCGATTCAATTTCAGCTTCCTCTTCTTCAAGCAACCTTACTAAGAAAGGCTCTATCTCAAAAGCTTCCTCGCACCTAGAGCAGACGTGTATCCTACTTATCTTCATTCTTTCCACTGCGCGTACCTCTGTAGATGTAATCCCTAACGGTGTCGATCGGAACGCCAAACTTGAGTGCAATCCACTCTATCTTGCGCTTTTCGACAAATCTAGCGTACCGTATTTGATCTACCGTGTCTTGAGGCCACTTTACCGGGCGTCCCATCTTAGCCATGCTATACTCCTTAATTGAAAGACGCACAGATTATACCTTGTTTATGTAAAAAACAAGTTGCGCTTGGGTTTTATATAAGATTAGAATGTGAGAACAGGCCAAAACAATGGACTTAGAGAAACTTAAGCGCGACATGCACGACGATCCGCAGCTCACGTACCTCAATTCCATGGCCCCAGAAGAATTAGCCGAACACCTTGTCGAAGTGCATCGGGCGATGATGCGGGGCGAGTATGGTATATTTGGATACTTGTACCGGCAGCAGACTTTAAAGCTTCGAGAAAGATAGGTCTCTCGAAGTAAGCCCCAGCGGACGGTGGGTGAGTTCGAAAAACATCCGCAGCGTGTGATGCCGATTCCTTGGCTATTTTTAGTCGTAAGCGCAGGCACACGCCGCTTGGCCCACGTCACGGGCTACCTTACAAGGAGAATAATGTGAACAAAGATCCCGTAATGGCCGACTTAGATCGTTACCTTGATTCGCTAGAAGAAGACTTTGTCGATGATTTCGACAGAAAACGAGAACGAGATGAATATCTCGCTGACCAAGAAGATTCCTCGGAGGAATAATATGACCGGCAAAGAAAAGTTTGAAAGCCACGTGTTTATGATTGCTCAGGCTTTGGTAGAATCCGGCAAGCACACAAACCGTTACGACCTAGCCCGTGAGGCCGTCCTCATAGCCGCGGCCGTTACACAGGAAGTAGAGAGGTCTGTCGACAATGCCTGATTATGATGACACGAACCGCGGCGCTTTCTTCCGTAACAAGAAGAAGACCAAGCCTAACCAGCCCGACTACCGCGGCCCGCTGAACTACAAAGGCCAAGAGCTGGAACTCGCTGGATGGATTAAGACATCCAAGAGCGGCGACAGTTACATGAGCCTTGAGGTTAAAGAAAAAGAACCCTATCAAGAAAAAACTTCTGCCCCACTGGGGGACTTTGATAAGGATTTGCCCTTCTAATGAGTAAGTTTTCACGCGCCGATAACGGCAAAGGCAGTAAGAGACGCCCTCAGTCAATCCCCGCAGAAACTTTCGGGCAAAACTGGGCGCGTATCTTTGAAAAGAACAAGGCTGAAGAGAAACGCAAAGCCGACCTACAGCGGAAAATTGACGCAGAGAGTCAAAAAGATGATGACTAATTACGCCATCCCCCGCTCTCCAGTGCTTACGGGCAAGGAAAAAGAACTCCGAAGAAAGGAACTCCAACGGGATATTGACGCTTTCTTAGCCAATGGCGGAAAGATCGTAGTCTATCCCCCCGGGTTCAGCGCAGAGGACGCCGGCAATCCCAAGACCGGCTGGGAAAAAGAACTTCGTAACGATCCGGAGAAACGATGAAAACTCGAATCCACGTCAATCAACACAACATCCGCGCCAATTCAAAAGGTGCGGACCTGCCAGTACTCACCGTCAAAACGTATAAAGAAAATGTTAAGTGCAACCGTGTCGCGGTTCACGGCCCAAGCACCGTGGTCTACAGCCCGGATA